CTGTCAGCACCGGACCCAGGTTGTATTCCAGCGTCGGTGAGACCGAGGTGTCCTGAAAGCCCACATTGTCGATGGCGAGTGGACCCGTGGGTCGCGCACAGTTGATCGTCGCCCCCGTCCCAATCGTGTAGCTGGTGGCTGCTGAGATCGTCCAGGTCGTTCGCGCACGGCTATAGACCGTCAAGCCTTCGGTCGCGAGGCTGTCGATCCAGTCATTGAGTCGGTTGAGCCCATACGCCGCGTCGTTCGCCGACGCAGTCTCTCCGACCTGCAACACCCGCAGGTCTTGCAGGGCCGCAGTGATGAGCTGGCTGACAGTCATTAGACCTGATAGAGCGCATTCATCAATGTCGCTGTCGTGGAGGTGCTATTCACCCGAATACACGTGAGCGGCAGTACGGTGCCGGCAAGCACCGTAAAGGGCGCGGAGCTGCCATCCTCGAAAATCGCGACCACAACACCAGCGCCTCCGACGAAGATGGCATCAGCCGGAATGGCCTTCGTCGAGGCAGAAGCAGAATACGTGGAACCATCGAAGTTAACCGTATCGCTTTTGGTGATCACGACCGACCGGTTGTACGTCCCGCTGGTTTGGGCCATGCGCTATTCCTTTGCCTTGCGGGGCGGGCGCACACGCTTCCGCCTGATCGGGGTGATCGGCACGGCCGGCACCTGTGCATGGGTCGCCGCATCCGCCTTCGTCGCCTCGGCCTTGGCGAGACCACTGAGTCCCTGATCGGCAAAGTGTCGCTGCGCGGTCACTTCAGCGATAGACTGCATGTCACGCTCGAATTTCTCAATCGCCTTGTCCGGTGCGATAGACCAGCCATCGCCCATCGCCCGGTCGCGCTCATTATTGTTCTTGACGATGAGCTGACACGACCGGGAAAAGGCTTCGCCCTCCGCATCACCCACTGTGGCCAGCGGATCGCCGCACATCACTTGGCCGTTCTCGCGCTGGAATGCCTTGAAAACCATGAGCGGATACTCTTCAAATCTCGCCGCGCCGAATCCGCCGTTGGTCGTCGGCTGGTTCCATTTCTCCAGCTCTCTGGCGTAGTCCGAGTCCGGGTTATGCACAATCCCCATGTATACCTCGCGGAAAAGAGCGGAGGGCCACGGAGTGACCCCCCTCTCTGTGTGATGTTAGGCCACGGTGCCTGTGATGTTTGTCACCGTCCCCGCCATCGGGGTCGCCACAAACGAATTCCACAGTCCGTTGCACGCAATCGCGGTGAATGCAATCGGCGCCGTGGAGTTTGTCGTGACTACGTCGTAGGACGAGCCAGCGCCAGACAAGCCGCCTGTGAACGTCAGCGTATGCGCCGCAGCTCCGTTGCCCACGATGGTCAACAACGTCCCGTCCATATCTTTGGTCGGTACCGGGATCGTCAATGCGATCACGCTGGTCCCGTTGAGGACCACCCGAGCGTCGGTCCCGGCTGCCGGTAGCGTTAGGGTGCCAGTAGCAGTGATGCTGCTGATCACGGTTGCCCGTGACGCCTGGTAGCCGATGATCTCCTGCGCGGCAGGCTTCGAGAAATCGGTCGCCTCTCCATGCGACACATTGCTCGTGACCACATGCGCGACGGTGGCCGATCCGTTGACGCCCCGCATCACATCAACCGTGGTGCCAGAGCTATAGTTTTGCGCGACCTTCATGACCTCATTGTCCACGAGGACCAAGCGTCCTGCGTCAAATGAGGTTGCTGACGCGACGACAATAGACGTGTCATCGACGGCAACGGCTGACGAAAGCGTTGTCGTTGCTAGTGCCATGATTAACCCCACACTCTCGCGGCAAGCCGCGCTTGAATAGTGGCCGCGCCGATCAGGATATCCAGACGGCTTGGATTCTGGTCCGTGCCAATCTGGTACTGCTCGACCATGCGTATGGAAAATCCGAGTGCCTTGGATCGCACCGTGGTGGACTCAGCCCCGGCCCCTGGTTTCATGAGGTCGGCCATTACGTAGGCGAAGGCGTCGGGGTGGTAGACAAACGATTGTGGACTGGTCGTGGTCGCCAGGGTGCCACCCGCCGCTGCCGTCGTACCTAGCACGGTAATCACGGCATTGTTCGCGGGTGAGGCATCCACGGTCTGGAGCTGACCAGAGGTGATGATGCTCGGGCTGATGGGGAGCGTTGCCATATCGCCTGACGAGTCAGACGTGGTCGCCGTCACGACAAACTGCTGCAACCGTCCCGTAGACGAGTACGAGAGCGGGTTGACGGAGTTGACGCCAGCGATGGTGAAGATATCGCCCTTGTTCAACGTGGCGGCTCCCGAGGCCCAGCCATCCGTAGAGAGCGTGCTGCCCGTTTGTGATGCGCCATCCACCAGCGGCGTGGACGCCGTGTAGGTGCCAGTCGTATGCGTCGGTCGCACCGGGTCTTGCAGCCACTTATCGACGCCGAGCTGCTTTCGTCCGAACATGCCCTCTTCATAGTTCTCGGCAATGACGGCCGTTGGGTTGAAGAGCGAGCTGGTGGTGTTCGCGAGCGTGCTCATCGCCAGCGGGTCGAGTACCGCCACGCGGCCCCGCAAGGGGGTCGAGAGGTCGGTCAGTTTCACGCCCGCCTGGAGATACGTGAGCGTTGCACTGGGCGTCGTGCCTGGTGTCCCGACAGACGAGTAAATGTCCCGGTACACGGCGTTGAACGCGAGCACTTCAGCGGCGTTCGCCAGGGCCTCAGACCCCGGATTGATGTACCGCGTGCGGATATTGTCGAGTTCAGTCGTCGCCTGCTGACTGGAGTACCCAAACGCCACGTTTTTTTGGTTCGTGAGCGAGATAGGGACCGTCTGGTCATACAGGTTCTGGAGTTGGAGCGCCTGACCGTCGGTGACGGTAAACCGCTGGGGGAGTCTGGCATTGACGGTGTTGCCGACTTTCGCGCCGGCAATCTCGTATTGTGAATCGTATGTCCGGTTGACATTGGCAAGAAACACCAGCTTATTAATAAAGCCGCGTGCGACTTCCTTTGTCGTCCAGGACGGTGTGGCAAGTGTATTAGCCATCGATCATCCTCTACCTTGGTTACAGGCGACCCGCTTGCCGATCTGCCGCGTTCATCCGACGGAAGTGTTCGTCCATGGATAAATCGTCGGTGATTGCAAAGGGGTCCTCTGCGGGTGGCGAAGTTCCCAGCGGCTTGATGGGAGCTTTCGCGGAACTGACGACTCGGGCTGGGCCGCTGTTTTCGGTGGACGAGGCAGCTTCGAGTCTGGCTTCCAATTTGCCCAATTCCCGGTACGTTTCCGCCGGGTGCAGCGTGGACATGCGCTGAGCGTCATCTGGATGTGCGGAGAGCCACTGCAAGATCGCGATGCCGTGCGGGCTCTCCATCGCGAGGTGCTGCATCGGCAGCGACATCGGCGTGTCAAGGTTCAGGGTCTCGTCAAACTTCGGGTCGTGCTGTCGGGCCTCATCGAGCGTTTTCGACCAGCGGTCGAGCTGCACGCGTTGCTGCTGCGCGACCTGCTGTTGCGCGTAGGCGTCTCGCTGCGCGGCGTCATGCTCGGTGCGCTTCGCATCCGAGACAAACTCGGCCAGGGCCATCGAGTAGTCCTCGTAAGACTGAAACTGATCGACCGTGGGTACCCCCGGCATCGCCTTGAACCGCTCCCAGGTCGCTGGCTGCGGCTCAGGCTCAGCGGTGGGTTGCGGGTCCGGGGTCGGTGCGGGCGCCGAGAGCTCCTGCACGCGAGATTCAGCCGCCTCGGCGCGTCGTTCAGCCTCGCGCTGTTTGGCAATGGCAGACTTGACGGCCTCGCCTGGGTCATTGCGGCGTGTCCGCTTTTTCGGTGGCGCAGGCACCGCCTCGTCGACGGCCTCAACCGCCTCAACCGCGGGAGCGTCCTCAGACGGCGGCGGCGGATCATCTTGAAAGGCGACGGCAATTTGATCCGTCGTCTCGTGGTTACTATCGATGGTGATGTCGCCGTCGGTGACCTGTCCTGCGTCAGGATTCATAAGACTCGCATCACAAAAAGGGGGGACCATGACAAAAAGGGCGTGTCCTGGGCTGCATAAAGCCCAAAAACACGCCCCCGCGTCGTGTATCCCCTTGTCGCCTTTACCCCGCCGGGGCGCGGTTGTCGGCGCGAG